TGCCCGCTTGCGGCATTTTCGGTTGTGATGCTCTTGAGCTCCCATGATTTACCGCGCCATTCATAATCAGGCGTTTTCACATGCTGCCCGTTCTTTTCAAGCAGGCACTTGATATCTCCGCCGAAAGTCTTGTGCAGCCAATTTGCCGTGTCAATCTCTTTCTTGTGGGATTTCAGATCATATCCGTCATCACATGAGATCCGCCCGCTGCCGGGTGTAGCGGCATCAATGTACTCTTGCAGCACGTCATTTTCCGCAACCGGTTTGTGCTTTGGTGCCGGTGGCGGTGTGACTGTGGCTGCTATCCGCGGCTTTGGAGCGGTCCCGCCTGTGATCGGCGGTATCGCGGTCCGGTCAAGCTGCAATGGAAGATCTGCCGCCTTGCTGAATGAACGGTATTCATCACTTAAGGCCCGGTATCGTGCCGCCTCGATGTTATAGGCTTCCTCATCTCCTGCGGCCTTAAACGCGGTCATGCGGCGTTTAACCTTCCGCATGGCTGTTTCTATCTGCCTCTGCTTCTGAGTGGCCTCATACGCGCTGTATTTGCGGCCCTGATAGGTAAAGGGCGGTCTGTCGATGTTCCGGAGCTGTTCATCCGCGTATGTCCGCTCTGAAAAGCCCTCTATGAACGGGAAATGCATGTGACGGCAGTTTGCACCCTCAAGGCCGGTAACGTCTCCCCATCCGGTAGCGGTGTAAATGTACGGGTATTTGTCCCCTCTGTTGAGACTGTAAACCTTGCCTTGCCATTTCTTGTGATTTTCCCAGCCGAGCGGCCCATCAACGTCGCGGGCCCCTCTGTGCGCTGAGATTTCGCGGTATGGCGTGTCCATGGTTTCCGATGCCATTTCGGTATATTGCCCGGAGATCTGCGTCACGCCGGTCATCACGGCACGCCTCACGGCAACCTCGACGCGGTTTCTGTGGTAGACCTCTCCGGATTCATCCCGGTATTCTACCCACTCCCCCACAAGGCCGGAGTTTGCCATTTCCCGGATGCCGTCCCGGAGCGCTTCATTGTATGAGCAACCGGAGGACAGGATCTTCATTTCCGCCCGGTCAAGAATCTGCTGATAGGTCCGCTGCACGTCTGACATGGCAATGAGGCCGTCCGGGCCTCGCATACCAAAGCCCATGCTTTGCGTGATGTTCTGCATAACGCTTTGGGTCTGCCGGGTTATGGCCTCAATCTCCGCCTGCATGGCGTCAAGCTGCCGCTCTTCCTGTACAATGCTCAACGCGTTAAAGGCTGCGTTGTAATACTCATTGTTGCGTTGAACTGCGTTGTTTAACGCGTTGGAGAGCTCACTGTCTGAGATCCGGAGCGTTTTCTTGATCCGGTCCATGATCTCATCAAGCGGCATTCCCCGCCGCTGCAACTGCCTGATAAGCTCAAGCGCGGTGGCGTTCGGCTCTCCCTGAATCGCTATGCTCTCGCATATCTTTTGGATTATGAATTCCTCAAGATTGAGATACAGGTCAATGAGCTTATCCGGCGCATGGGCCAGATAATCCGGAGTGATAGGATATTTCAAACCTCATCCGCGCCCTTCTCATCCTGCACAAGCGCCTCCATTTGAGGCAGCGCGGCCTTTGCCGTCTCTTCGTCTTCATTCATCCACTTCATGCGGAATTCATAGCGCTGCAAGATGCCAAGCCCCAGCATTTGCACGTCACGGGTAAACTCCGTTGCTTTGTCCTCTATGATAGAGTCATCAAAGTCAACGGAGATTTCAACGTCTTCGTCAAGGCTCATGCCAAGGTACGTGTTGCCAAGTCTCAAGATGGTCCGCGCAATCTCAATGAGTACGTCTTCCAGAATGATCTCATGCTTTTTGATGGTCCTGAAAAGCGTGCTGTTCTCACTGACGATCTGTGTAGCGGTTGAGACGTTGCCCCTGTCGAACTTGTAATGCTGCTCACCAAAACCGCACTTTGCAGAGAGCACGTTGAGCATGTCCTGCATACCGGTTTGGAGCTGCTCCGTCCGGAGATCCATGTTGATTTCATGAATCATGCTTTCATCCTGTGAGTCTTCCGGCATGATATAGAAAACAACGTCATTGCTATCAAACGCGGGATCTCCGTCAATGCTCTTCATTACTGACGGCTTTACCATGATGCGCTTTTTCCCAAGCACAAACTCCGTCACATAGCTGTCATAAGCAATGTCAATGGCCTTGAGCTGGTCAATTGCGTTGGCATAAACAGAGACGCCGAGCGGGTTGTCCCCGTCGGTGCTGTTGTTGGCAATGTTCAAGCGGTCAATAACAAACTGCCGCTTGTCGCTGCCGGTGTGGATTGTCGGCGGCACGTTCTCAAAGCCTGCAACGTCCTTGAGATCCACGTCTGACAGATTTTCATTGTTCTTGAGATACAGAACGTTGTCAATGTCATACGTGCCGGATTCGTTCTTGTGGTGGATTTGCAGATAGACGTAATTGTTGCCCTTTATGGTCTTCTCGATGGCAAAAGCGCAATCTATGATTTTCCCGTTGTCCCATGAGAGCGGTATGATCTTCCGCCCGGAGACGTAATCAATTTTGATGCTTTCCCCGTTGCCGGTTAACGCTCCGGTTTCCTCATCAATGGGAACGCCGGAGACGGTGAAAACATAGCCGCCCGTGCCAAGCGCGGCTTTCCGCTCCTGCATCTCATTGACTTTGACAACAAAGTTATTGTCTCTGCACACAAGGTCAAAGAATTCCTGTTCCGATTCTCCCTCAAGCGTGATCTTGACTTTCTCATTCATGAGAAGGTTTGCCCAGTCTTCACACACTTTCTTTGCCATACCGACGGAATACCGCTCAAGGCGGACAAACTTTGAACCGTTATAGAATTTGTACTTATGGAAGGAATTGACCTTGCCGGTGTACCATGATTGCCAAACGTCAACATTCTGCTCATAGAATTCCTTTGGCACTGTATCAAATCCAAGCCCTTTGAGCTTTTCTAAGATATTCATTAAGCACTGCTCCCGAATGTTTTACTCACTCTCTCCATTGCATACCGGAGAGCGTCAATCAGATGGTTGTTAGCGTCCGGATAACCGGAGATCCATTCATCATCTTTGTTTTTCTCATACTCATAGCGCGTGAATTCCTCATACGCTGCCGGGGTTCTCCGCTTGTCTATGACAATCTTCCGCTTTTGCAGCCACTTCATGCCATAATCAACGCTGCCGGGGCCCTTGACGGCCTCTTTCGCGTTTATGCCCATGCTGCGATAGTCCGCAATGCTCTTTGGCTCCGCGCTGTCGCATGTGGTCCATGTGTCATTGTAACCGTGGTCCATGATCCACTTTGCGGAATTCTCATTGCTGAATTTCTGCTGATAGCATTCATCAACAACATAGATTGTCTCCCGCGCCTTATCATAGTGAACACGGATAAAAGCGAACGGGTCCGGAAACCATCCCCAGTCAACGCCCTGATAGATCCGGTCAAAGCGTTTAATCTCATCGTCCGTGATTGCGCGGATTTCCAGATTTTCAAAGACGTTGCCGCCGGTTCCCACGGCTTCCCCGCCGTATTCATGCCGCCATGCTCTTTCATCACGGGCCCGGAGCAATTCTGCTTCATTAAGGAACTGTTCCCCTAACCATGACGGGTCATCAAGGTCAAGATAGGTGCTGTGATGAGTTACGCGGTCCGGCCTGTCTTCTGCGCTATCACGGTTTGCCCAATTGTCCCGGCTGATAGGCGGGTTATATGTCTCGACGTTCCAAAACAACGCGCCGCCGCGCATGGTGGATTGCAGGATGTTACGGAGCTCCGCACGGCCTGCAAATTGGTCTTTTTCTTCAAAATGAGTGTAACCGATATAACCGAACGGGACCTTGATACTCTTGATCTTCATGGGATCGTCCGCGCCTCTGAACATGATCCGCTGCCCGGTCGGCTTATAAATGAGGTCAAGCGGGTTCTTTTTCGCGTCCCAAAACTCCGCTACACCCAACGCGCCCACGGCCCAAACATACTGAGCATAGACAGAATCACGCAAGGTGTTACCGACTTTTCGGAGCACAAGGCCGTGAATGTCTTTGTGTTCCATAATCAGGCGGATGCCGATGAGAGACGCCCATGAGGATTTGGTAGAGCCACGGCCCCCAAAAGCATCATAATGAGTGAACTTGTGCTTGATGGCATAAACAGAGATCGCGCCAAAGTTGGAGCTGATGTTGTCCCAAAACTTTGCCCGCATGATGGCAAGGGCCCGTTCTTCCGCATTGTCCGCGCCCTCTGTCTCTGCGTCTTTCAGCATGTTCTCCCACTTCTCGACAGCTCCGATATTCCCGGACACTGCCGATTGGAAGACGCCCGCAAGGACCATTGCATTATTGGTGAGGTCTTCGTCTGCAATGCCGATGCTCTCAAGCTGCGCCCGTGCGCTTTTGTTGCTGATAGGCGCGTTTGCAACCGTTTTTGCAAGCTGATTCAGGGTTTTTAGCCGCCGCTTTGCCGGTCCGGATGCCTTGCCGCCTTTTGCGCCGTTTATCCTCGCTGTTTCCTCGGTGAACTTCTTTCCTTTTTTCAGATTATCCAATTGCGCTTTAGATCGCGCCATTGGTCATCACCTGCCATTAAAACGGCAGATCTTCGGCGCTGTTAACGTCTGCCCATGTGATAGGATTTCTGTAAACGTAATCTCTGCGCCGTCTCGCGCTGCCGCTTCTGCTTCCGTTTCCGCTGCTGCTGCCCATGATTCAATCCTCCTCTGTCAAGAATCGCTTTGCGGCCTTAATCAGGTCTTTGTTGCGGTTTCCTTTGTTGTTGCTGAAAATGGTTTCCTCGGTGCTGCCTTTAATGACGGTCCATTTCTTCATGATGCCGGAGAGAAGACGCCTTGCAAAGCCCACGGCCTCCGGATCGTGAGTCATGGCGAATACTTCAAGGTTTGCGCTTGAGGCAAGGTTTGCAGATCCAAACATGAGGAAACTCTGCTCCTCGCATTCCCACAAGGCAAGCTTTGCATGATTGGCACAGACAGCTACATTGATGTTGCGGCCTGCGAATTCCTCTATCATGTACGGGATGTTCCGTTGCCGCTCGACGCTTGCAAAGTAAGATGAGATAATCAGGTTGATCTCCGGCACAAACAGGTAATCGACCATGTTAACCAGAGAATCCACGTTATCCGGAGAGAGTCCAAGCGTTGTGACATAGAGCTTTTTCGGCTTGAGCTGCTTTTTCCAGCACATAGCCTCTAAGAGATCCCCAAACACAAAAGCGCCGGAGACAAGAGCAAAGTAATCTTGTGTGAGGTCCATTTCCTTTGCCATTTCCAGCGCGTTCTCAAACACAACCGGCTTGAAATTAAGCTTTGCGGTGTGGATGAGCTCCCGTATTTCTTTGTCTTCGTCATCGTCTCCGCCGAACAGGTCAAAATCAAAGCTGAGAGATGAAAAATCAAAACCGTCCATAAATGCCACCAAAAAGGGCAGGCCCCACGTTTCCATGAGGTCTGCCCACGTCATATATAGCGGCCTACCGGGTGTTTCACCGGAGTTTACGGCCTTATTTTACTTCTTTGCGGCCTTTTTCTTCCGCTCTTCCTCGATTTGCCGCTTGTTCTGCTCCTTGTACGGGTCCGACTTCTGCGGCTTTTCGGCTTCCTTCTCTTTCGCTGCCTTTGCAGCTAAATCGGCGTCAATCTTCTTCCGGATCTCCGGCGGGAAGAAATCTGCCGGTTCGACATAACCGTATCTTTTCCTTGCCATTGTGTTACCCTTCTTTCTCAAAAGTATTTCTTGAGCTCTGCGACAACTGCACGGCTTGCGCGTTTTGCTCTGTTGCCGTTGCAATAAACGTCTGAAAAAGCCTCTGCAACGCATTCCGCGTTGTTATACTGCGCGTATCCGCTGATACTTGAGCGGAGATTGCCGTGAGACATTCCAAGAGACTTTGCAGCGGCCTTGATAATGTTGTTGGAAACGTCATCAAGGGCCCAATTGCCCATACCGGCATTTCTTGCGGCAATATCACTGAGGCGGTGCCCCATCTCATGAGCAACAACGGCCTCCATGCCGGTTTTGTTGCCCCTCGACGGATGAAAACCGGATGCAACGCAACTGTCATAGGCAGAGTCCATGGTGGCGGTATCAAAATACTTCTCATTGACCGCCAGATTCCCGCCAGAATCATAATAGGCCATTGTGGAGCCTCCGCGCCCATCCTTGATCTTTGCAAGCTGAACGTCTTCCAGAATCACATTATACTCTCTTTCAACGTCCCTCAAGACGGTGAGAGTATAGTCAACCTCTTCTCTCTTGCGTTCGCGCTCTGAGATCAATGAGGTTGTGGAAATCACATTGGGTGGTGGCGCTCCGCCTCCGCCTCCGCCTCTTCCGCCGCGCCTTGTCTTTGGCATAATCTTATCACTCCCTTAAAGTAAATGCAATAAAAAGTTGCAGAATCAGATTGTTTGTGCTCTTTTGCCCTTCTTTTTGCTGCCAAGTGTAGCAGCATCTTCGTCGGTTTCCGCCCATCTGCTTTCTGCAAATGAGGGTATCCTCTCAATGTTTCCTTGCAGCGGGATTGTCTCTTTCCCGTACAAAAAGACTTTGTTCGGGTGCAGGCGTTCAAACATGGTATTGTATTCCTGCTCAAAGATAGGCTGTACTTCCTTGTCTCCGCTCCACATGGAACTGATGACAACCGCTCCGCCCTCCGGCTCTCCATCCAAATACCAATCAAAGCTGCGCGGATCTGTGCTTGCCCGGATCGTCGGCACAACTGTGATCCCGCGTGATTGCCAGAAAGCACCAAGCCAGTGTTTCCGGTAGTGATTGAAGATTTGCAGCGCAAGCGGCATATCTCCATACGGGGAAAAGTCCGGCGTTGCAACGCACACGTAGCGGCTGAGAACGTCAACATACCGCTCCGGATCGTTCCACACTCTTTCAAACTGGTAATCATCAATGAAAAAGTGAACGGCCTTGCCCTCCGGCTCCGGATCTGACAGCACATAGTTGAAACCTATCCACTGCTTGATCTTCGGCAGCTTCTTAACCGGCCTCAAGCGCGGGATATCATAATATCCCTCTCCGGGGAATTGACCGAAACCGAGATTGCAGATGTTCTCAACGCGTTCCTGTGTAGTCTCCGCGTTCTCTTCGTGCTGCTCTTCCTGTTCCTCCGGAGATAGCAGGCCGGGAAGGTCAAAGCCAAACGCGGACATGTCAATTGTGCCTATGGTCATAAGCTCTTTCTTGACAAGCTTATTATCCCAAAACGAC